TTCTAGGGCTGCTCGTAAAGCTGCTGGCAGATCAGCCGCTACAATAGAAAGAGCTTACGGAGAACTAAGAGATCCTTCCGAGATTATTTCAGAAGCTTACGAAACTGGTATTTACAGCCCCGAAACTATGGGAGCTATCCTCGGTGCAGAGAGAGAGTTTATTCCACAGTTCCAAGAGTTAGCAGAACTAAGAGCTCGTGGTATCCGTGGCATCCAAGAGGAATCTAAGCTACGCCAGTTGGGTTTACTAGGTGAACTAGGTGCAGATATTAGAGGAACTTTAGAAGACCCAAGATTAGCTAAACTAGCTGGATTAGATGTAGCCGAAGCAGAAAGATTAACAACAGAAGCTGCTGGACCACTTGGAGCAGAGGCTGCTAGAACAGCTGAGCAAACTGCATTAGGCTTAGGGCAAAGAATGGGAAGAGTCGGAGATGCTTCTACATTGGCTAGAGCCGCTCTAGGTAGAGAGTCCGCACAGAGAGCACGTAGACAAGAAGCCGCTGGTGCACGTCAAAGAGCCTTACAATCAGCTACAGCTGCTATGGTGGACCCATCTGCTTTCTTATTTACACCTTCTGCTGAAGAAAGAATTTATGCTAGTACACCTCTAGGAGTACAAGTCACAGACCCCGGAATGGCGGCAACATTAGGTTCAGCAGCAGATGTTCAAAGAGCTAATATACTTCTAGGAAAAGGAGCGGTACAAGCTCAAGGAGCTGCGGCGAGTGGACAGATATTAGGTCAAACAATCGGAGGCATCGGTAATATACTAGGTGGTATGGATTTCGGTAGCCGAGGAGCTACATCACCAGTAACATTTGGCGGACAAACACCAACGGTCGCTGGAGTAAACCCTAGTTCGTTCGGAAACTTTGGATTACCTACATTCGGAGGATAATTTATGCTTAGAGGATCATCACCAATTCAATTATCTCAACTCGATATAAGCCCCGCAATTCAAGCTGGGGCTTTGGAGCAACAAGCTGCTGTGAACTTAGCTGGTAGTATTCAGCAAGGTATACAAAATTTTCAAGCAAAAAAGGAGGAAAAGAAACAGCAACAAATGACTTCCTCTTTGTTGAAGCAATATTTGCCAGAAGGAACTGATGATGAGGCTATCAATGCATTAGCTAGAGATAAAGACCTCAGAAATAATTTCTTTGATTTCTTGGGTGCACAAGGTATGGCTCAAGCTAAGTTAAGAGAAGCAGAAGTAGAAGCATCAAAACTATCTCCGGCTATAGAAAAAAGTGTATTTGAAACAAGTATACAGCCTAAAATAGGTGATGCTAATCTAGCTAGAACCAGAAGCTTAAAAGCCGAAGAGGGTATATCTTTATTAGATAAAGGTTTAGAAACTGGTTTCGGTGAAAACGTTAAACTAGAATTAAAGAAATTTGGTAATGCTTTCTTAGGAACTGATTTCGATGTATCCGATCAAGAGGTATTCAAATCGCAAGTTGAGCCATTAATGCTTCAGTACTTAGAGGAAACAAAAGGTGCTATATCTGATAGAGAAATGGCAACATTTGCTAGTTGGAGTGCTGGATTAACTAAAGACCCAGAGTCCAACAAACGAATACTTAAAGCAGTTAAAAATATGGCTGATAGGCAAATTAAAGTTAATAACTTCTATAGCGATCTGTTAACTAAAACAAGCGACGTAAGAAGCATTAATCTTGAGTTGGAAAAATTTATCAACGATGAAGCATCCAACAATCCTATATTTGTCGGTGGTGAAGGTGGCGTAAGTCCTAATAATGATACTCCGGCTTTCGATCCAAATGACCCAGTTTTTCAATTTATGAGCGAAGAAGATAAGAGATTATTTGGAATGTAATGGAGGTATTAAGTTTAGAGCAAAAGAGGGCATTAGCTTTAGCTAGAGCTAAGCAAAAACAAGCTGAATCCAAAGGGTTTAGCAATATTCAGCCTATCCAAGACCCACAAATAGCAGAACAACTAGGTACTAGTATGTATGGTCCCACTGAGGTACTTTACGAAGGTGTTGCGGAGCCTATAATAATGGGTAGTGCTATGATGGGTGACGTAGCTGTGAACTCTATAATAGGCATCGCCGATTTTCTTGGTAATGATAGATTCGTTGCTGAAATGAATGCTCGTAAGGATACTGGAAATATGCCAACTGACATCGCCAATCAGATTAGAGCAGATATTAAGAATACACTTAATATAGAAGATCCAGTTGAAAGAGGCGAAATAGCCAAACAAAAGTCCGCTGAGTATCTTAAAATGCTTACTTACTATAAAATGGCTCAACCTTTTCTAAAATTGATTCCGGGGTTGAGGACTATAGATAAAATGGTCACTAGTGACATAGCTAAAAAACCACTTTTGTTTACAGCTGGTGAAGCCGCTGGTATAGGAGCTGAAACCGAAGTAGCTTACAGAGGTGGAGGTCCGATGGCTCAAGGACTTACTGGAGGTCTTACATCCGTTCTTACTCCGGGGCTTTTCAATTTATCTAAAAGAGTTGTACAAAAGCTTACTGGAGGAGAGTTAATTAAACAATACGGTCAAAGTAACTTTAATAAAGCATCTGACTTACTACAAGGTTTTGCGACTAAGTCACCGGATGAAATCGCCGAAACTATAAGACAATACGAAAGCGGAAATATTCCTCTAGAAATAATTACCGGAGACGAAGGATTCACTTCATTAGAAAGGGCTTTAGTCGATGAAATACAAACTCTTCAACTAAACAAAAGAGATAAGGAATATTTATTAAATCTATCTGAGAATTTTACAAACAGAAAAAATGTAAAAAATGCTGCCGACTTCTTGAGGGCAGAGAAGGAAAGACATAAATTATCTATAGATAATTTGATTGCACTAAATCAAAAAAAGGGTTTGCAACAACTTAGTGAACTCAGCCCAAATGCCAGTGCTGAAGAAATACAAGAATCAGTCTTTCAATCCCTAAATAAATCATCACAACAAGGACACGGACTTGAGAATGAAGTTTGGAGAGCTGTAGACTTAGAAAAAAGTGCATTCCAATACCCAAATGCTAGAAAAGCTTTTCAAGAATTACAAAAACAGTTAGGTGAAGTAAAAGATGTAGATATGCCGGATTTCGCAACCAAGTTCTTATCAGAACCCGGAAAAATAAAAACAGTGGGTGATCTTTATGGATTGTATAGTAGATTGGGGGAATATGCGGTTATCGCTAGATCTAATAAACAGTTTAATACAGCTAGAGTAGCCACAGAATTAAGGAAATCTATATTTGAAGATCTAGACAAGATACCCGGAGCTGGACCAGAATTACAAAGAGCTAAAGATGTATCTCGTATGGTAAACGAGAGATTCAATAAAGGTGTAGTAGGAAGAATACTAAGTTATTCTAGGGAAGGTGCAGAGGCTATAGATCCTTCATTGATATTACAAAAGACATACAAGAAAGGACAAGAGGGAAAACTTAGCTTTGAGCAATTAACTAAAGCTGTAAGCAGAATGGGTTCAGATGAAATGGCTCCACAGACACTAGAGGAGTTTCAAATGATGTCTGGATTGCACGATTATATACGTACTCGATTCGTTGATTTCTCAACTGGTAAAGGCGGCTTAATTGATCCCGACAAAGCACAGCAATTCCTAGAAAATAATAAGCAACTATTGGATGTTCCAGAATATGCTCCACTAAAAGTTCAATTAGAAAGTGCAAAGGATACAGCAGATGTATTTAGAGCTGAAGTAAAAGATCTAAAAGATTTATACTCGCATAGATTCGGGACTAAAGGAGAAAAGTCATTTGGTAAATTCATAGGAGCTTCTAGTTCAAACAGAATGAAAAGCATTCTAGGTGGAGGAAACCCAGCTGGAGAAATGAAAGAGCTATTGGATTTAATTAATAAATCCCCAATAAACACATTCAAGCAAGCTGGAGTAAATAAACAAGAAGTACTCCAAGGTGTTAAGGATTCAATATATGAATACATATCTTCTTTCGGGACAAAAAGTGGAGACTTTGAGTTACTTACAATAGAAAGTATACTCAAAAATCCAGAAATAAAACAAGCTATCGATTTAGCACTTGATCCATCAGAGATAAAGAACGTAAACAAATTTGTAGCAGAGTTAAAGAAGTTTAATAAATACAAGCTTACTGAGTCTAAAGTATCAGCAGCTAATACTCTTGCTAAACAAAGTTTCTTTACACAACTTGCGGCAATATCAAGTGGTATTATTACTGGTAAGATAGCCTCTGGACCGGGTGCTCTTATGGCAGTTTCTTCTGGTAAAAAAACAGCAACAGAGGTTTTAATGAACCTTCAAAAGGGAGAAGTTATAGATATTCTTAACGATGCTATGAAGGACCCTAAGTTGCTAGAAGCACTTATGATGAATAATAACACTTATACTCGTAAGGGATTTGCTAGAAAAAGAAACTATTTGAACAAGTACTTAATATCTAGAGGTATTGGTGGATTTGTAGAAGGTAAAAACGAAGAGAAATTACAGAAAGCTATGGAGTCCCAAGACGAAGCTAAAAGTGCTGTGCTTCAATTTATGGGTGACGTTTCAAGATCTCCGCTTGTAGAAACATTAAATCCTTTTTCTAAAACTAGGATGTCTATTACTCCGGGGTTAGGTAGAATCCAAGAGTTAATGAAATAAAAAAAGCCCCCACCGAAAAACAAAACAAAACGGTGAGGGCTAGTAGATAATGGTTAACAATAAACCTAACTGCTCTAAGACATATTAGAAAGTAATTCTTTGAGGTATTTCTTTTGCTCTTGTAACTCCTTGCGGCGTTCCTCAAGAGCCTCTATCCTATAGGACACAGTCCTTGATTCTTCACGGATAAGATTTATCCTAGTGTGCAGTCTCTCGATGTTATCGTTCATTAGCTCTTAGTTATTTGTAGGCTTAGGGTAAAGTTTAAGACTCCTACTGATAGCCAAATAATTCTGTCCCCTTTGAGTCCATCAACCTCTACGAAGATAGAAGGAATGATATAGATTTCGGGCACCTTGAATATATGTAATCTCATAAATGTAAAATAGTTGCGTCCTTTGCCGAGAGGTATCCTATTGGCTTCTCCGACTTCCCTTGTTTTGTGAACTCTGTTGAGTTCGGTAATAGTTTCGTAGTCCATTTGAAATCATAATCCTTTCTAGTTAATTTGCTGATGTTGTAAAGATAAACAGTTTTGTTTACTTCCGTCAAGAAAATAAAATCCTTTTGTAGATTTTTTGCTATCTCCATATTGGAGTTGTACTTGATGGCTTCTATGAACCACGGATCCCACGCTTGAGATCTGCACTTCACTTCGATAATGTATTTGTCACACTCGAAATCGAATGGACTAAACTGGTCTTCTGGTTCTATCAGAGTTCCTAGTTGGGGGTAGAGTTTTTCGAGTCCTCTTGCGACTGCTCTTTCTTTATCCTTCATAAATTAAAAGATGTAGGCGGCGAAAGGGAATATGATTAACCCACCACCGTCTTAATAGGCGGACTACCTACATCAAAGTATTACATAAACAGACCTTTATTAGTGTAGAACTTGAACTTACCTTTTACGTCTCTCTCTCCTTCTCTGTTCTTTGCTACGTTGTACTTCATACTGATATAAGATCCTAATCCGTCAAGTCTTTTCGATGCTTCTATGTCATCATTTTCTGCCCACATAAGAATGATTACATCCGCATCATTTTCAATATCGCCGGAATCCTTGAGGTCGTAGATAGCTAGACCACCTTCTCTTCTGGCACCCTCACGATTTACTTGAGAGAGGAGTAACACTCCTATGTTTAACTCAAGTGCAAGTTGCTTGATAGTGTGAGAGATATTGGCTACTGCATCGTTCTTTGATTGGTTCTTGTTACTGAATGGAATCAGCTGTAGATAATCTATTACCAATAGCTTTACTCCATATCGGCGAACCATAGTCCTAGCGTGAGAACAAAGCTCTCCAATGTTCTTGATGCTGTGCACTGTATAGATGGGCATATCCTTTAGGCTATCGCATCCTTCCCTAATCTTTTTCATCTTGTCATCAGCAATTACTTTGTCCTTAATTTGCCGTAGGTTCGCCCCGGATTTACAAGTGAGGATACGTTTAAGGACTTGCTTTTGAGGCATCTCTAGGCTAAATACGCCGCATTTAGTGCCATCCTTGTAGGCTGATCGAGCTACAATATTTAGGGCTAACTGGGATTTACCACAAGATGTAGGAGCAGAGATAACCACAACCTCGCCGGCACCGATACCTCCGTTACCTAGCTTATCGTCTAAGTGTGGGATGTGGGTCTTGACTACGTCCTCTGTCCATTCGCCGGATAACTGTTGCTCGAACTCTGTTTGAAGTTCTTCAACGGCGTTACTAATGGTCATATCAAAACCAGTTGTGGTCTCTAAGTCCAAAAGACTACTCTCTACATCACCTCGGATTGTTTCCGTTTCTTCGGATTCGTCCTCGGCTTTCTCAAGAGCAACCTTGAAAGTTCTTATCATCTTGCGAAGGTTTGATTTCTCCTTCACAACATTGGCACAATTCTGGGCATCTAAAGTAGATGTGTGCTTCTCCATTAAAGTGCTTATCATTGTCATTCCGTCAACGTCCTCAAAGCTAGAGGAACGTTTAAGCTCCTCTATCAATGAGATTTCGTTTAAGGGTTCGCCCTTTTGGGCGAGTGAACTGACACTTTTAAAAACTAAGTTATGTCTAAAAAGATAAAAGTCATCTGCCTTTATCTTGTGAGCAATGCTGTCGTAGAAGTCACTGCTTCCGTCAGCCAGACAGTGAGCAAGGACTCTCTCCTCGGCATCCACATTCTTTGGTATCTTTAATTCGTTTTCTTCCATCATCTATTTGTTCTTTCATAACCCTTAGGCATTGTCCTAAATATCTAAGGTGATTCTTTTTTTCGCTTTCAATTTTGTTTTCAGTTGCCTCATTCTGTAAGTGTATTGCGAGGTCAACTCCGTCATATAGATTGTTAAGAAGTTTATTAGTCATAGAGTATTATCATATCATTTGAGTCCATTTTTAGTTTTGTATATCGTCTAATTCTTTTGGTAACTCGTTGTCCTCTATGGCTTTAACAGTCCATAGCCAACAAGCCATATTCCAAAGTACTGCTCCGAAGTGGTCTTCGGTAGCGTCCTTATCTCTGCATTGCATAAGATGTCTATACGCCGCATCACAGTACCGAGAGGTAGGAATACCCTTCCTCCAATTATCAGCTCCGTACTTAGTAGCTCCGTCCTCGAAGCGTCTAGCCATTGCCATAATTGCACAAGTGGGTATCATACTGGGCATACCTTTGCCCTTCATAGAGTCTCGAACCGCCCCCGTATCGAAGGCGGTTCTAGCTCCAGAGTCTGGTAAAGTAGAAGACATTAGAAAGGATCTTCTTCAGTCGCTACTGCTTCTTTCTTAGTCTGCTTCTGAGATTCAGAAACTGATAGAGAGAAGTATTTGCCAACCTTGTCACTTGTTTTAACCCAAGCGGCTAATTGATAGTCAGTGCCATCAACGTTTACAGTGCCACGAAAGTCTGGCTGACGTTCGTTTTCTTTATCATTTTTGAATAGGGCACCTTTGTTTGTATTATCGTATTTACTCATAATTATATATATTAAATTTACATTAGTCCATCAAAGGCATCTGTCTTTTGGACTGCCTTGGTGGGTGTCTTAGATTTAGCAACGGCTTTCGGTTGGGACTTGCCGTGGTCATTAGTAGCGTCCGGGTCTTTTGTATCATCGATACATAATAGACCATTGAGAGCGTACTTACGAGCGTAAGAACTGGCTGATCCAGTAATCTGTGCTTCGTCCATACCTTTCTTTACTTCTGCTTCACGAGCAAAAGCGGTAGTCTCAACTGAGTTATCGTGTTCAGTATCAGAGATACGAGCCGTAGCTTTTACATACACTCGTCCGCCGATCTCGACAACTTCATCTTGGACTGTCAAAACACACTGCCATTCGGCGAGTAATGGTTTGACTGCTTCTAGTATATCTTCGGCTGATCTGTATTTGTATCCGCCGAACTTATTAGTTTGCCCCTTAGGAGCCTTAAGGGATGATTGAATCCCTTGGAGTTTTTGTCTGATGTTTTTAGTCATATTTTCCTTTCAGTATTTTTTTGTATAAATCTGTTCTCTCTTTTGCGTTGGAACATTTCGAGATGTCGTCTCTGTTTGTGCCAAATTTTAGGAGGATGTCAAGCTGTAAATCCTTCGGTAGTGAAAAAAATCTTTTGTACAGTTGTCGGAATCCTTCCGGATGAATGATGTGAGTATCCTCTTGTTCAAGATACGAAGCCATATTGCGTAGGATTGTGGGTAGCGTTGCCTTCTTAGCACCACGAGAAAGCCTCTTGAAGGCGTTTTCTATCCTTCCGAGTAGAGCATTACCTTCTGAGGATACAACGCCACGTACAAAGCCACTGGTGTGGTCGTGATCTACTACCCAATTTGAGGTTTTGTACTCAACAAGTGGGCATTTTGTGGGTGCATTCTTCTTACGCCACTCAGCTAATTTACTTTGAGGTAGGTACTCCATTAGTAATCGTCTGTTAATCTATGACAGTTAGCACATAGAAGTTCACACTTCTTTAGTTCTTCTTTCAATAAATTAAAAGATGTTCTTAGATTCGATATTGTATCCCTCTTTGTGGATGGATCAATATGATGGCAATCAAATTGCTGGGGCTTACCCTCGAAGCCACATCGGTTGCATTTCCATCCGCCGAAATGTTCTTCAATTATGTTTTGGTATCGGATAGATTGTGCTTTGTTTTCGCACTTTCTGCAAGTGGGCTTGTATTTCTTTTCTCCTTTTTTAGTTCTTCCATTGGAGTAGAACTTATCTATGGGTAATTCTTGAGAGCATTCTTTGCACTCCTTAGTAGTAATGGTGGCTATCATTCTTCAATGGGTAATTGATTGACTTCTAAGATTTGTATTCTTGCACCTTTTTTAGTTGTGCCGTATCCATCTTTAGTTGGCTTAGTAGGACAGATGTACTTGATTGCTTGAGCTTTATCTCTTGCCCACTTCACTTGGTATCCTCGATAGTCTGGGTGCATATCACCGTGTTTATAAATTATCTCGTACTTGTTCATATTCCTTCGTTACTATACATTACTATAAATCCTTGACCGGCGTTGACTCCCATTACATTGTAGTCAATCCATTCAACCGCTTCTTCTTCTGTCATTTCACTGTCCTTAATGAAGCACTCAATCATTCGATCGTAATCGTAGATGTAGTACCCATCGTGGCTGACTCCGACGATAGCGTAATCGAGTCCGTCAAATTGTATAGCGTCCTCGGCGTGTATTAATTCTTCGTAGTATTCTAAGTTTGGATTATCCATTTTTCTTTTTATTCTTTTTAGGTTTAGGTGTCATCCTCTCAGCCCAATATGTTTTGGCTGAAAGTTTTGCACACTCAAAATAGTGGTTAAATTCTTCATCCGACCATTCGTAGTGGTAATGTTCGGCGGTGTTTGTATCAATGCAGACTGATCGTACCTTCGGAAAGTAATCGAGCTTTAGTTTCCTTGCGAGCATAACACTCTCGATTGCTAACTGCTTACAATCCTTTGGATAGAACTTACCCTTGCCGTCCTTACAACTTCTGCATTTGTAGTCCGCCAAAAATACTTTCTCATTTTTATCTAGTCCAATAAAGTCAATCGATCCAGCTATCTTAAATCTTGTGTCCGATATAATGTACTCGCAGTCAACGACTTGCACACCTTCATCGTTTACCCAATCAATGAAAGGCTTTGCCCAATCATCGTAAGCAGTAGCCTCGCCCTCTCCGTCCATCAACCAATCCTCGATTCGTTTGTGAACAGATGTACCGAACTCACTACTTGAGATCATCTCTCCAGTAAACGGATGCTCTCTAAATCCGTAGCACCATTCCTTGAGTACAGAATAATGTTGAGTAGGATGTTCTCTCGCTAGGTCAACTAGCTTTCGGGGCATATAAATACTGTCGAGGAAATCGTCTTTAACTATTCCGAGGACAGTAGTAACAGATGGGTACGCTCTGCCTTTCTTGAGGGCTTGGTGTGGCGTAGTGACATCTTCTAAGAACTGTGGGTTCTTGCTTGAGGTATAAAAGTGAGACATTATTTTTTGTTCTCCTTTGGTTTCCTTGTTTTAGACCAATCAATGGAATCATAATTTGCATCATATTTCTTTTGATTGTATCCTTTCTTTGGTTGCATTCCTTTTCCCATAACAAAGCCCTCTCACGAATGAGAGGACTTGTCAAGTAGATAGTGTTAGACTATGGGATTCTGTCCACCTTTCGGATGTTGTATCCTTCGGTTGCCATCAGCCCAAGATTCTTATAAATCTCTACTGCTTCACGACCTTCTCGCATTATCTTACGATTGCGTTCGATCCTTTCTATATTGTTCTCCCACTTGTCTACAAATTTAGACTGGTCTTCTTTTGAATAACTTGATGAGTCTTGTTCGATCATAGTTCCTCCAAATCCATTAGTGGTTCAATAGCTTTACGAATACAATCCTCGGCGTATTCAGTAGAACAAAGAATGTTCGATCCTCTGCCGACCTCTAGCATTACAGTCTTATCAGTCCTATCTTTAACATAAGTTAAGGTTAGTTCATTCTCTTCAATGAAGCGTAGTATATCATTGGCGTTCCTTGGTGGCAAAGGTGCTGGTATGCGTTTGCAGTAGTAGTCACCTTGTACTAAGTCCGATACGAACTTAGAGTCCACAGAACCTAGCTTGTTACGGACTAGGACGAGTTCATCTGATCCCATAGATTCGGCGAATCCATCTGGGTAGATGTAGAATTTTATAGTATTATCTTCTTTCATATTTAAAAATTTACTTCTATGTTTACATTGTGTTTTCTGATCCCATCGTATTTGAAATCATTATCTGCTACCATCTGGTAGGCTTCATCACGAGTTCTAGCTTTGATATAGTAAGTCTCGGTTACAATGAACTCAGTTAAACTAGGCTCATTTTCGGCGTGTGTGGTATTTTTATTCATTTGATTATTAATAGGTTAGGTAAGTGGTGTAATTATTTCCTTGACAAGGTCTATATGATTGAGTATAATTAGGTAACTTCGATACAGTAAGACATTGAATTTACCCCTTATGCGTTAGCGAACAGTCGCAACGGAAAGCACAATTAATCTCGTTGAGATGCGTGCGTTGTATGTGATGTGGATCAAGTGCGTTTCGAATGAGTTGCATATGTGGCTTGTGGCTTTTAAGGATAGGTGTGTCTAAATACTTCGTATTTAAGACTGGGTGTATCTACAATTCTAGATTAGAATATATTGGTAACAAAATCAGTTACCAGTTGAGTTATTAACATAAAAAAGAAGATAAGTGAAAATATTACAGTAAAGAATATTGAACAAACATTTTCTTTGTATTCTTGGTGTTTATTGTTTTTCATAGTAATATACTGCTATCTATTGAGCTTTCGGCGGTTGTAATAATCTTCTGTTTGGTTTCGTAATTTAATCCTTCTGAGCCGCTATAGAATTTCATATGCTCCGGTATCCATTGTTCCATCTCTGGATCGCAATCAAATTCACGATACCAGCATAGGATTTCGACATCTTCGACTTCTATTTCGCTATAATTGTGCGTAGCAAATCCGTCTCCATATGGGTGAGTTTCGGCGTTTTCTATTTCACTATAAGTAATCTCGCATTCAGCAAATATACTATAGTAATCATTTTGTAGTACTTCGATTGTAGTTATATGTTTTTCGCTCATATTTATTCTTTCCAGTTAGGGTTGCTGCTTACATAGATTCGACCTTCCGAGATCGTTTGATTGTCATAATGGCTTGCCATTGCGTCTATAACGTCCTCTGTTAGATTTTGGCGGTCTAGGTCTCGGTACCATTCTTCAAGACCTTGAACACGTCTTACGGCGTCAATATAATTAGGTTTTCTTTCGTAGCTCTTAGCGAACTCAGTTAGTTCCTTTCGGAACTTTTCTTTTTGTGATTGTTTCATAGTATTTATTAGTTTTATTTTTTAAGATATTTGATTTGATATTTGATTGTTTTACTGGTTGCAAGCTTTTTTTTATAAAAAAAAGCGGTGTTTAAACCGCTTGTATTTTCATTATTTCATTTGCTTCTTTTATGCAATCTTTAAATAAGCTTTCATTGGCAACTTGTCGCTGAAAACCTTTAGCTACGCCCAGCCAAACGCTTTCGACTTTTCCACCTTTCTCTTTATAAAGATCGTGTGCAATATCAGCTTGTTTAATATAAAATTGTATTTGTTCCTTTGTCATTTTATTTTCTTTCTTTTATTGGTTTACTTGTATTTCAAGATAATGAATTTTCCCATTGTAATTCAATTTGATCTCTAAAATTTTTATTATAGCCATCAATAGCCATTTGATCTATAAGCTTTGTAATTTCATTTGAAAATGGGTTTATCGATATATGAAATTTAAAACCGCTCTTTATATCTTTTTTTGCGATCTCTTTTGCTTTTAATTTATAGTAAGATAAATTTTTCATTTTGTTTTCTTTCTTTTATTGGTTTAACTAGCATTAACTAGCATTGATTATATTTGATTCATAAATTTCCTTCCAGATATAATTTGCATTTCCGCTTCTTTCGCTTATTTCTTCCGCTGATTCAAATGCGTCCGCTTCTGTGATTTCCATCGAATCGCAAAATTCAACTTTGATTACGTACAATTCAAATCCGTCTTGCCAGCCAATATAATAACAGCCAATGGGATTTGATTCATCAAAAGCTTTAATTGTTTTAAAAGTTGATTCATTTAATTCTTTATAAGATATATTATTCATTTTGTTTTCTTTCTTTATTTTGGTTTATTTGCTTATTTCGTTGTATTGCTGGATAAGATTATCTTGCAACTGTCTTAATTCTGTTTCGCCGCAATTGCTTAGATCGTTGCAATCTATTTTTGCATTAACTTTGTTTGCCAAAGTTGTAATATTTGCGATTAATCCAGATTTGCGGTATTCGTTTATTGATATATTCATTTCTTTTCTTTCTTTTATTTGTTATTGTTTATTTGATTATTAAAATTGCTATTAATGCAATGATTGCCAATAGGCTGGATAATGAGACAAAAACGGCGTTTAAAAGCATTTGTTCGCCGCCGTGTACTAATTGCTTGAGATCGTCTTTCATAGTCTTAAGATCTCGCTTTATATAAAGGTGAATAATTATTTATAAAATGCTTTAAAGCGGTATAAATATGATCGTCATTTATATACTGGTATAAAACATCACTTATAAAATATCGACAATCCTTATTTACTCGACCAGCAATATAAAGCAAATCGAAAGCAAATCTTCTACTTATATCTTTTACTCTCTTATCGTCTTTTAAGTTTAGTTTGTGATCTTCTAAATATCCAACGCCACAATGAGATATTGCTTGTTCAAGATATTTAGATAATCTTTTATAATCATTTTCTTTTATTTTCATAGTATTTATTTATTTATTATTAATTGATAAAAATTTAATTGAAGCATTATCTATTGCAAGGAAATAATGCTTCTATGAATCTTTATATTATTTCCAATAATTATTTGGATTTTCTAGAAGATTGATATAAACATTCCAATCGTAATTTTCTAAAAAGAATTCAACTTGAAAATCAAATTCTTCTATAACTTCTTTAATTTCCTTTTCATAATTTATTGAAATTGAATTAGCGTAAATGCAAGATTGGCGAACAAATAAAACGCTCTTTATATCAAATCTTTCTTTATTGGTGATTGTTTCAAGTATATGTCTTACCAGAAAGAATTTTGTTTCACTTGTAATAGAGTGTTTTTGATCTAAAGAATAGCGTTTATGGTCATTTGCTTCTTTCTTTTCCATATCGTAAAGAATTTTACCATAAGAAGAAGAGCCGACATTGTTTAATTTGTGTATTAAATGATCGCAAAAATCATTGATTTTTTTTATATATTGTTTGTTTTTCATAATTTATTTATTTTGATTAGTAAAAATTAAAGAGAAGCATTGCAAGCAATACTTCAATTAATCTTTAAATTTGATCCGCTTTAATTATTTTTAAAAGGACCTCTTTCATTTCGTCCTCGTAAGCGGAATTTGATTTATTAGCAACTTTGTTAATAAATAAGCTAGAATCAAAGTCCTCGTTTTTAGATTGCAATAAATTAGCTAATGCGTGGACAAACTGTCCATTAACTTGAGGTCCACAATTGTGGTCCTTTGTCTCGAATGGTTTTGATAGTTTAAGCAATTCAATTAATAAATTGCTATTAATGGTAATGTTTTCGTTTTTCATATATTTAATAAGTTATTGTTAAAAGATAATTAAATTTATAAATACCAGAAAAAACAATTGCAAGCTTTTTTTTATTTTTTTTAGTGTGACAAAATAACTCTAAATAATTCCCGTAAATATATCCCAATTCACAAAAAAGAAAAAATTATTCAAAACATAAGAAAAACTTATTGACAGTCTCAACTAATTGAGATTGACTATCCATTATTGAAACTAATTTAAACTATTAGATATACTTATATTAGAAAAACTAATGCAAGCTATTAGAAAATTTTATAGACGGGGCGGGGCGGTCAGACACACGCACACAGTCGTATACATATATACATATATCAGCCCTTAAAAAAATTTATGCCTCAAAAGCCCACAGACGAAGAAATCGAACTCAAATCGAGCATACAAGAAGCCATCAAGGAGATTGCCGCCGACAAGGAGTTACAGAAGGTCAAGAGTCTATCGCGGCACAACCCTATGAAGGTCGCGGAGATATTGTACTTGTACAGCATCGGCAAGAGTCAGACGCAGATTGTCAAGAAGTACAACATACAACGCTCTACGGTAATACAAGTGCTAGTTGATTACGCGGACCACTTGGGTCAATTGCGGGACGTAGCTGGCAAAATCGCGGCGAAGAACTATATGCAACTGAGTTCCTTGGAGGAGGACCTCGTGGATAAGGTACGTGACCGATTGGAGAACGACCCAGATATGGAGGTATCTTTCCGAGACCTAAAGGAGCTTTCTATAGCAAAGGCTAACGCATTCCGGGAGACTATGACTACTAGAGGAGAGGCTACGAGCATATCTGAGGAGCGTAAAGTAATTACCCAAGAGGACTACGAGGATACCCTCAAGGCAGCCAAGGAGCGTCTGGAGGCAATGAAGAGGGTTGACAACATAGAGTCAATGGAAACCATTGACAACGCGGAGATAATTGAAGAGTCAGACAATGATTGATGAAGATTACGATGACCTCTTTGACCGCATCCGAGGAAACCTCGGCGAGCATTTTAGTAACTATATGTTTATAGTTATGGATGATGACGGAGATTTATTCTATGATTATACTAACCATAGGGTAGGACGTATGCTTATCAGTGAAACCAAAGCAGATATGGACGGGGACTTAGATGCCTTGGACATAGTGTGGGACGCTGAAGCCGAAGAAGAGGAGGAAGCAGATGGAACTGACATTTTCTAGACATCCTTTCTTAGTACCCCCTACTGACGAAGAGATTGTACTCTTAGCAGAGAAGGACCCAAAGTTACTAGAGGCTTTGTACCAAGCCCACGAGGGTAGAATACAAGCAGCTGAGGAAGACCCTATCCGATACGGATTTGATTTAGCCGGATGGGAGAGAATGAGAACCAGTCTCAATAAGCAGAACGAGTGCTTAGTTCTCGGCGGTAATAGAAGTGGTAAGACCACTGGGTGTGCGAAGATGGTTATGCAAGCCGTTATGGAGAACAATAACGGACACATAGTGTGCTTCTCTCAGAACGCAGATACTTCCGTGAAGGTACAGCAAGCGGCGATATGGGAGATGATGCCGAAGGAGTTCAAGCGAAAGACTAAGAGTGTAGACGGCTATATCAACTTCTCTATGCAGAATGGATTCACTGGGAGTTCGTTTATCTTCCCAGATACTAAGACACGCGTAGACTTCAAGACTTATACGCAGTACAGCAACAATCAGACAATCCTAGAGGGTTTTGAGTTCGGCTTCAAGAAGCCTAGTGGTTTGAACCTCGGTGCGTGGTTGGATGAATACTTGGGGGATGCGGCGTTAGTAAACACCTTACGATTCCGATTAGCTACCAGAGATGCTAAGATGGTGATTGGATTTACTCCGATTGATGGGTACACACCTTTTATATCTGAGTATCTAAAGGGTGCCGAGACCTTACAGACTAGAGAAGCGGAGCTACTCAAGAACAAGAAGCTACCTATAGAGCAGTACAGTCCAGACAGAGATGCCGGGGTTGTGTATCTTCATTCGGACGAGAACCCCTTTGGTGGTTACGAACGTATAGCGAAAGACCTTCGGGGCAGACCAGAGGAGGAGATTATGGTTCGTGCTTACGGTATGCCCGTGAAGTCAATGACAAGTCTGCTACCATTATTTAACACAGAAGTAAATGTATTATCCGAAGTACCCAATAAATACGGAAGAAGATTTCCAGACATCACTGATAAGTCCAACTATAGTTGTTATCAAGTGGTCGACCCAGCCGGAGCAAGAAACTATGTTGCAATCTGGGCTGGAGTTGATAGAGATAATAACGTCTTTATTAGACGAGAGTTCCCCGACCGTGATTCATACGGAGAGTGGGCAGTTTTTGGCGATCCAAAGTGGAGATTCGGACCAGCCGCGAAAAAGGTGGGGTACAATGTAGAGGGCTACGTAGAGCTCTTCAAGGAAATAGAAGAAGAGCTAGGCATAGAAGTAACGGAGAGAATCGGGGACTCCAGATACTTTGCTAGAGAGAATGAGAACAATGATGATTTGTTCACAGCCTTCTATGACTTTGGTATGAACTTCATTCCTAGTGACGGACGTACAGAGGAGTTAGGGATCACGGCGTTGGACGAGTGGTTCAGTTACAATCCTAACGTACCGATAGATGAAGCCAACAAGCCTATGTGTTATATACACAAGGACTGCGGTAATCTAATAGATTCTTTAATTAATTACAACTCTAGCGGAAAGATGGACGAACCCCTCAAGGACTTCTTTGATGTTATACGTTACTTACGTATGGCTAATTCCGGCGATGGTCCCGACCACATTGACGCTAGAGATTATCAAACTATAACATACACAAAAGGAGGCTACTAAAATGCCAAAGAAGAAATTAACAGCACTAGCAGAAGAATACGGCATACCTTTCGAGGAAGCCCTAGATTTAGTTTTCAAAGAACTAGAGGAAGATATGGTTACCGGAAGAGGTAAGAACACTTGGATTAACGACGACGGACAGAGAGTCCTAGATGAGTTCATCTCTATGCCAGTCCTTTACAGAGGACCAGTGTTAAGTGAAGCCCCGAACCCTAGTTACATTATGGTTTACGTAAAGGAACTATCCAAGAAAGTTCCAGTAAAGATACCACTAAGGTACAAGGGAGCATTCTCAAAAGGGAAGGTTGTATACCTCGAAGCTGACAACAGCACAGACAACCCTAAGTACAACTGGGTAAAGACACCTCAGAGGACTTACTAAGTTGATACATATGATATTATATTAAATAAACTATGCAAAGTGACTCAATTTCAGAAGCCCTTACTTACGTAGGGAAAGAGCCCGATATTAAAACTTTACGCTACGCCTATGACGAAACCGTTATAGAACTAGAAGCGTATTTCGATCTGTGCCGTACAAGCTACGATGACAGACGTAATTGGTGGGCTGGTAAAAGCCGTGACCACAGAAAGCACGGTGCGGACGCATTCCCTTGGGAAGGTGCTGCTGATATGGAGGCACACACTATTGATGAAAGGATTACTCGTCTTGTATCTTTGTTTATGTCTTCTCTTAATCGTTCTAATGTAAGAGCGTTTCCAGTAGAGAGTACAGACATTCCAAGAAGTAAAGTAGTATCTAATTTTTTGAAGTGGATGGTATCAAGTGGATACATTCCACGCTTCAAGAAAGAGATGGAACTCGGTGCTAATTATTTATTAGAGCGAGGTATCTTGATTACTTACGTAGGTTGGCACAGAGAAGACCGTAGATTTTTACAGCGTTTAGACCTTAATCAGATTGCACAGATTGCCCCAGAAGTTGTTGAGCTCATAGCTGGCGGAGAAAACGATGACGAGTTAGTAGCTTTGTTGGAAGCAACATTTCCGGGAGTTACCAAGAAAAGAGCTAAGAAAGCTCTCAAGGATTTACGCAAGAACGGCGAAGCGGAGTTACCGATAGTACGTAGACAAGTAGATGCCCCAGAAGTAAAGACACTTGCACCGGACGGAGACTTCTTCTTCCCTCCTTATGTTACGGACCCACAGCGTGCACCGTACTGTTTTTGGAAAACTTATTACACAGCTCAAGAGCTAGAGAATAAAGTAATCACAGATGGATGGGATGAGGACTTTGTAGAAACGATGATAGACAAATATCGCGGAGTAAACATTGATAGCATCGAGAGAGAACAAGAAGGACGTAGAAGTACATCCTTAACTGATAATGCCTACGAAGCAAATGAGTTAATTGAAATCGTGTACGGATACCAACGATTGATTGATCCCGAAGATGGTTCCGAGGGTATTTACTGCACAGTCTTCCACAAGGAGTACAGTGAAGGCTATGCTAAGTTCGAGTTATTGAACGGTTACGAAGATTACCCAGTAGTAGTGACTAAACTTTCTGAAGATAGTAAGAGGCTCTATGATACTCAAACTATTCCAGACATCCTTCGCGGCATTCAGAATCAAGTAAAAGTAGAAAGGGACTCACGTATTGATAGAAACAGTCTAGCCACTCTACCTCCGATTCTTCACCCAGTTGGTCAAGCACCAACAGATTGGGGTCCCGGAAGGATGATACCTTATCGCCGAAAAGGAGATTTGGACTTTGCTCCAACTCCTCCTTCACCAGTTGGTTCCATCGAGATAGAAAAGACAATGGAAGCACAAGCGGATAGATTATGTGGACTTGATGAAACATCTCAAATCTCACAAGTTCGTAAACAATTCTTAGTGGACAAGTTTCTTCAGCACTCCGCAGAGGTTTTACAGATGTGTTATAAATGCTTCCAGCGGTTTGGACCGGACTCAGTTTTCTTTAGAGTTACCGGATCGCCAGACCCCGTAGCTTT